CATTCTGCTCTATTTTCGCTATCCTTATAGGCTTATAAGCGGCACCTGCTTCTATCTCAGATACAACCGCTATAGGTGAATGATCTTCCCCACTGGGACGATATGATAACATTGCACGAGCATTAATGTCATAACGCACCCAAGCGCCCGTGTTGCCTAAACTTGGATCCCACATAAACACGTTTCTACGGTTTGTTTGTTGAGATTCAGAAATGTTTTCAGCCGACTGATAGTCAACTGAAACCCACAGTTTCTCGTCATACCACATCAAAGAAGGAGCATTATCTAAACTTAAAGCAGGGTTACCAAGATCATAAGTCATAGCAGGATATATACGTTCAAACACATACACAGGTTCATTCTCAGGGTTTTGTAACAAATACACTCCCTTTTCTGCATACCAGAAAAAGATCCCTTGTCTACCCGCTATAGGTTTGCAACCATCACGGTTACCCACCGCTCTCGTAAGATTACGCACTTCAAAAGTGTCTCTATCAAAACCATAAATAGCATAAACAGCGTTCTGTTTAAACACTAAAAGACGGTCTTGATCGGAAATAATTCCCGTTATGAAATCTCCATCTTCACCCAAATCAATGTCTATATAATCGTTTTCGCTCCAATTATCACCATTATTAGTTGCAGAAAAACGTACCCGATTAGGATTATCGTCTTGACTGCTTTCTGTTAAATGCGCTGCCCACACCATTTCATTCCATGTAGCAACATACCTAGCACAAGGGAAAAAACCGTCACCATAAGCCCATGTTCCCATAACAGCGGGATTAGTGCCATCCCAACGCACTACACTGTAATTGTACGGAGTTGCAGTAACAGAACCATTAGTGTAATAAGTGAAATTATTAAAAGTTACACCCTGCGGAGAACGATCACCAGTAAATTCAACATCAGCACCACCATGTTGAATAGTGCCATCAAAATCACCATCAGCACCATCGTTATACATCAAAACTGTTGTATTTTTTACACTGTCATAAACACTTGCCAAAACCTGATTCTGACCAGATTCATAATGAACATTTAAACCCGTAATAATACCATCAGGATAAAGACTAGAATGATTAACCGCCTTAGGATTAATACGCTTAATACCATCCCTGCGACGAATACCACCTCTAGGGTCAACAGAAACATTCAACAACTCAGGAGATTCAGTCTCACCAAGATTAAACTGATCAGCCCTAAAGTTTAACCCGCCAGTAAAATTAGATTTCTCATCATAACGATATGAATCAGTGGTTGGAGGAGGAGGTAAAGATACTTGTAAAGCCATTTACCATTCCCAAGAGTAACGCAAACGATTGGGAAGAATAGAATTTGAACGCCACCTGCTAGCATTAACCGAATTTAATAACACGGGTTGTGGAGCAGGAGTGTCCTCAAACCTAGCACGAAGATTCTCTAACTCGCTGATAAACTGGGCGTAATACTGTTGACCCATACCAGCATCTTCCTGCTGTTGATAACATCTATAAATCACATACAAAGAAAGAACAGGATCAAAAGCGTCAGGTAAATCAGGAGTGTTAGCATCCGCTATCGTATTACGATATATCGGTGTTTGACCACCGAAATCAACAGCGTTACGATAAGCCCTAACATACAAAGTTTCAACACCTGTAGGTGTGGGGTACAACCTCACCGATTGACCACTCACAGCAGCCGAAGCGCTACCACCTTGATTCCACATTGAGAAATAGTAAGGTGTGCCACCCGGAGTACGATTCAAAGGATAAATGATGTCCCCGACTTCGTAACCGATGTATTCTAAAATGTGGCTATCTGTTTTTATTGCAGCAATTTCTCTTAGACTCAGATTAGTTGGTGCAGAACCACCAGTAAAAGCAACACCATCATGTGTGATACTCATATCAGTGGAAATTTCTGCCATGGTGTAATCTTTTTTACCATTAGAAGTATCAAACGATAAAGCCACTTCATAAAACGGCCAACGTTTCTCTGAGTAGACAATCAGATCATACCCTTCACGAATAAATTCGTTCATAGTAGCATCTGTAATATCTGTTGTATCAATGTCAACTACTGCCCTGCAATAGTCACGCAAACTGCTTAGTTGCAAAACAAACCCCTACTTGGTTTTAAATCTACTTACTTTTTTAGTAGGTGTTTTCACAGGAGCATTCTGAGGAATAGACGTATCTGCTACTCGATGAATTCTGCGTGATGGTCCAACAGCCTGAGGCCGTGGTGACGCATCCCGGAAATTTCTACCAGCCGAAGGTTCCCCTGCCGGTCTAGCGTTTTTCTTATACGCATGCTGTTCATACTTACCCATAATAAACTCCTGTAAAAACTACCCCTATACCGTCAAACTATGCAGGTGTAATACCGTACAAGTATGCTTGACGTGCGCGATTACTTGTTGTTAAGTTGCCGTAGCAAAGTATCTGAGAGTAAACCGCATCTGTATCGGTTGGGCGCACAAACGGGGTTGGTTTAAACCAAACGTCGCTGTGGGCCACTAACTGAAGGTACTTGGTGTTAAGCATATACATTTTGCCTTCACCTTCGAGAGTACCATCAAATGTTATAGGACATCCCTTGAAGAGAAGATTTTGGAATCCACCATCAGCCATGTCGGTGTCAGTGTACCTAATCTGTCCATCAAGAAGACCTTCGTACGCTTCGTACTGTTTTTGTCCTGTGATTATAATTGTTGGTTGGTCATTACCAACAGAAGCATCATTGTAGGATGTAGCCATCTTTGCAAGAGTTATTGCTCCACCCACGTTTTGAACTTGTGATCTCCACCACGAGTTGTCAGCGTCAGTGGCATCAATACCCGCAAGAGCGGCTGAACCATCATCATTACCAAGACCAACTAGAGCCGATAGCCCCATCCAGTCTTTACCACCATTGCCTGTGCTGTTACCGAAGAACATGGTGTTCATGTTTTCAATAATAGTTTCCTGAGTTTGGAAAATCTTTCCCTCAAGAAGGTCAATGATTTGTGCTTCACCATTATTCTTGGCTTCTTCAATACCGTTGATTGTTACGGTAGCAGCATACTGTCTCCAAGAATACTCAGCAGCGCTAATGCCTGTTTGAGCAGTTGTGGAAATAGTATCTGTACCAGCGTAAGAACCAGCAGTAGAGTTTTTGCCATAAATAATTGGAACGACGATATTCGCACCACCTGAAACACGCCTAATTGTCTGACCATTTGTCAAAGCGTAGAACAGTGGTCTAGCCGTGAAAATGTTATCAGTCAGTTTAGGGATATAGTTTTTCAGCGTGGTTGAAAGAATCTCGTCAAAGTTAGCGTTACCCGCTGCCATTTTTCTTTACCTCACTAATATCTATGGTTTATTTAGCAGCCAGTTCCCTTTTAGCATTCTCGAATGCCTCATGAACCGAAGACGGCTTATCGATAGTAGAGGTCGAAGAACCCGTCTGTTTAGAACCCGTAGGTTCTACAACTGATGCGTCCCTCTTTGCTTCTGTACGTTCCTGTTCTTTTTCCAATTTGTTTGCTTTATCAGCAACTTCGCCATAACGTAAATGTGTTAATGCGGCTTCTAAGTTTCCGATTTTATTTTTTAATGCATGCTGAAAAAGTTCAGATTCGTCAAAATCCCCGTACTTACCTTTTAAGTTGTCAACTTGCTGCGTTAATGCTTGTTTTTTATGCAAACGATCATAACCATCAATCCGCGCTTCAAGTTCTTTGATCTTCTTATCCGAGTTATCTGAAGTTTCCCAACTGTCATATTCCTGTTGGGCTTCTTCAGGTGTAACCCCGAAAGCCTCACCAAGAGCCTTGATTGTGCCATCTGGATCTGACTCCAAAGATTGCACTATCGCTTCTGCTTGCTGTAACCGTCTACGTTCGGAAGCCAATTCCTGCGTCTTACGGGTGTAATCCGACTGTCTTTGGTATCCGTCCCGAAGTTCTTCAAGACTGACCTCTTGGTCTACTCCATCCACCTTAACGGCGTACATTTCACCAGAAGGTTCCTCTGAAACCTCAACTGAAGACTCTGGATTGTCCGCTACTGCGGATTCCGCTGCATCCTCACTCATATTCATTTCTCCTTTGGAGTCCTAAGGGTTGCTCCTATTAATAAATAGCGGATTGTCCCGCTTTTTATGATAAATCAGGTAAACCAATGTCCATTTGTCCACGGAGTTGATCTACCAACTGAGGCGGTATTTGCCCCATACCTGCTTGCATTCCACCACCCATGCCACCCATCTGAGGAGCAGATCCGGGTACAGCGCCTTCGGCTTCTGGAACTCCGGGTGTCTGCTGCATCAAATACCTGTCAGGGTCTTTAATATCGAACGCATTTTGCAGCACATAACGTGCTATAGCCGCCGGATCAATAATCGTACCAATCATCGGAGCCATCGCATTCATCAAAGCAACTGCTTGTTGCTTACGCACAGTGTCATTTATTGGCTGTGTAGACCCAGCCTCAACACTAAAATCATATTCGCCTACAATATCATCCCTAGTGTAAGGAACAAACAAATCTGCACCAGCCCGTGCGCTGACACGCACAATCTGCTCACCAGTCATAAACTGTTGCATAACTTGAATAACACGACGTGCGCATTCGCTGATACCAAGTTCAACAATCGCCAACTTTTCAGAAACTCTCGCATTACCAGCATCAGCAATAATAGACGCTTCAGTAGCAGTACGCCTAATCTCAGGCATTTGACCACGAGCATACTCAGAAACACCAGAAACAGTATTAATATCCTGCTCAATAATCGCAGACATATTATAAACCTCAGGAGACAAAGGTGTCTGAGGCATCGGAATAACAACCTCACTTAAAGGCTTGTTTTCATCCACAACAGGAACCAGACGACCATCTTCATCCGACTCTAACGCTTCACGCCCTTCGGGACCAAACGAACGCTCATGATACAAATATTTTCTTGCATAACGTTTACGAGCATTAACAAGTTGTGTACGAGTCATGTCTAATTCTAGTTGTAAAGACTCGATTGATTCCAAATCACCCATTGGATAAAAATAGTCAGGAACGTCATAATTTCGTAACATTACAAAAGGTTGACCGTAAGCGTAAGGCATAGGCATAGGGTCAACAAGAAACTCGTCGCTTTCTAAAGTAAACACAGCCATAGTGTTTTCTTCAATATCATAAAATTCGTAGATCGCTACTCGATCAACCTCAGTTAAGTATTCTTCTTGAACAGTTCTATCAGTGTAAGAAAGAGTAGGTGAAACTCTAGAATCAGGAGTTAACCTTTTACGAACACTAGCCTTGTAACGTTTATCTTTTTTAGCCTCTTCAACAGGGCGAATAACTTTTTGACAAATCCACTGCGCATCATCTATGCATGTAGCCTCAGGGTCAATGTACATATCAAAAGGAGAAACCCTTTCAATAAATGGTTGATCTTCTACAACCTCCATTGAACTATCAGGAATACCAGCAGCGATCTGCTCATCAGTAGGCAACTCTGTTGCCAACGCAGGATCTTCTGTCGCTAAAATATTTGCTTCAGCAACAGCCTCATCAAACATAATGCCACGTTCTTCGTCACTAAGCATTCTTTCCTGCTCAACAAACTTCCAACCAACCTTCAACCATCCGTGACCAAAAATTAGAAAATCTCTAACAGACCTTTGGAAAGGTTTACGAAAATCGTGATGCCTCCACGCATAATTAGTTATCGCTTCAACAAACGCTGCCCTGTCCTGATCTTCAGGCTCATTAGGAGAAACAACTATTTTAGGGTAGTTAACAGAAACACTAGGTGCAATAACGTTAACAGTGCTAAAGGCAAGATTAACTGCAACTAAATCATTGTTATTGATCGTAGTGTTAGGCCAATGTTTACCACGGTACAAATCAACCATGCGTATCCACAGATTGTCATAACCCATGTCTTCCCGCCAACGAGCAGAATCTCTCAATTTTTGGGAAAGAATATTAAATTGTTCCGCACGGGATTTGCGCGCCATCAGACCTTCTCTATGTTTCTACCTTGTGCTTTTGCTTCAGCAATAAGTTTATTTTCACGCTCACGTAAAGTTAAATGCTGTTCTTCAACAGGTAAACGAGAACGTGCAACCGCTCCCGTAATAACCCGTAAACCCAATAACTTTTGTCTCCACTCCCATAACTCTTCAAGTTCCTTATCTGTCTTTGGTCCTTTATGAACCTCAACATATTCAGCAAACTCTTGAAAGGAAGCGTTTTGGGGTAAAACCGCCACTGAACTATGGGCGTTTTGTATGCGGAGTGTAAGTGTGACCAGCCAAATCTGGTTGCGGTTGCGAAGGCTCTACATTACCAGTAGGTCCATGCTGATTGAATGGTGTTTCACGAACAGCGTTCTCTCCATAGCCACCTGTTTGATTAGCATACATTGGGCTATCAAAACGCTGCGTAGGAGCATTAGGTATTGCAGCATCCCACAAAGGATTAGCAACAGCAGAACTGCCACGTTCCATCTTATTGTTCTGGCCTGTAGGGCCATCAACTGTTTCGGACGCACTGGTGTGCGAAACGAATCTTGCCATTTGAACCTCCTAGGTTCTCATAAGTCTCTATAAAATACGTCTAACGTGTCCCACGTACCGTATTTTGACCAATTCTCATCGGTCCTTCTTCTTTTTGATTAGGAATTAGCCTCCTAAACCAATCTATTGTCCAATAATCGTCCTGTTTCGTAGTAAATTCTGGCATAAACGCATACTGGCGCATCTCATTAGCCAACGCTAAAGCCATAACACGGTCATCATGCGGGCTACCAGACATGCTACCACGATCATTACGCACATAAGTTCTCAATTCAGCGATAGTAAACCTATCATGCAAAATAAGTTCCTCATTACGTAAAGCCATACCAAGATCATCAATCAACAAAGGTTTAGTAGTCCTAGTAGTTTTCCAACCAAACTCTTGAGAAACCTTAGAAGTTACTTGATTCAAACTTCTTTTACGAAAAAGATTAGGAGCGCCTAAATGACGCAACTGTGTGATTGTAGTCAAACCATGATTGTTAGATTCAACACAAGTCAAAGCGTCGTTATACCATAAAGACAACAAATAAATGTCATTAGCGAAATCGTCAGGTGGAATGTGACCAT